GCTCCGCGTCGGATCGCGCCTGCGCCATCGCGGCCTGTGTCTGCGCATCTAACTCCGAGACGGCTGGAGGCGTGACTGGCGGACCAGCAGGAGTCGTAGGAGCACCTGCCGCACCTGCTCCTTTGCCTCCAGCTCCACCGAACATCATCTGAATTGCGCCGGGGAGTGACAGCTTGCTCAGGATCGGGCCTGCCTTCGCGCTGAACAACAGTAGTTCAGCACCAAGCACCTTCACCCGCGTCCACAAACGCTCAAGTTTGTCTCCTGCCTCATCCAGCGATGCCAACTGCTCCTTGCTGAGCATCAGCCCCTTCATATCCTGACCGAGCTTTTCGATTGAGCCGGATGCGAGTTGGTCGATGACCTCGCGCATCTTGGGACCAATGCGAGCACCGAAGATGTCGGAGGCTATGTTCATCGCCTCCTGCTCGTTCGACGCAGACTTGATCGCCTTAGCAATTACCTCAAACGCTTTGTCCAGCGAAACAGCCTGAAGCTCGGCAGCGGTTAGGTTGAGCTTCTGAAACGTTTTGATCGCCTCCTGATTTCCGGAAGCGGCATCCGTTATCTTGGAGCGCAGCGCCTCCGCTGCCCTAGCCATCTGCTCCATACCGACTCCGCTCTCCCTGCCTGCGTAGCCCAGAGCCTGAAAGGCATCTGTGCTCAGACCGGCAGCGCGAGCGGTGTCGTTTATGTATCCGCCAAGGTCGATGATGCTTTTGCCGAAAGCGATGACGCCGCCAACACTAAGCGCAGCGCCGAATCCACCGAGCCCCTTATTGATGGCGGCTCCTGTATTCGCTGCCATCGAGGCAGTCTTCTGAAGCGTGTTCTGAACCGAAGCAAATGCAGCGCGCGTCGCATCGACGGCCCTGATGATGAATGAGGCTTCTGCTGCCATTTCAGGATTTCCGTTTGTTGCTGTATTCGATGTACGCGATCCAGCCCGTCATCTCAGATGCAGGCATCTCCAACACTTCGTGAGCGAACTTGCCGAGCCTCTCAGCAATTGCGTACACGGCGACGAAGTCGGCTGCTTCGCCGCCGTGCATCAGTTTTTTAACTCATCGACGCTAGGGGCTGAGTCGGAGAGGATCGCATTGGCTACGCGCGCCACAACGTTGGAATCGGCCTTGTTCAGCAAGGTGTGCCGATGCTCCAACGTGAAGAGCTTGTTGCCTGCCTCATCAGTAGCCTTCAGCAACACGATATCCACCAGCAACTCCATATCGCTGTCCTTGGACTTGCGGTAGACTCGGTTCTTCTCGGCCAAGGTCATTGGGGTCGCGAAGATGGTTAGCTTCCACTCCGGAACCTCAATGCGCTTGATGCCGAGCGAATTGAAGTGATCTCTGATGCGGTCAATAGCCTCCATAATTCAGTCCTCAGGCAGTAGCGGTGGCGAGAGTGCCGGTGCCTTCAATCGAGATGCTGCCTTCGACCATACCGTCGAACGCGGCGGACACATCGAACTTGGTGACGATGCCGCCTCCGGTGTAGTAGTAAGCTCCAGTAGCCGAGCCTTCGGGATAAAGGTTCACCGTGACCGATGCGCCCATCGTCAGCGTGAGCTGACCGGCATCGAGCTCATCCCAGTAGAGGTCGCCGGAGACGCTCCAAGTGCGCATCGTCGCCTTGCGCGTGCGATAGATATCCCCGATCACCGAGTCCTCTACGGTGTCGGAGCTATGGGAAAGCGAGTAGTTGCGCAACTCGCCAACGGTGGTGGAACTGATTCGGAGCGTGCCCTCGCGGCCAAGATGGTTAGCCATTTTAATCGGTGGTTAAGTAGATAACGTTGAAAGTGTGACGGGCCGCCCCCCAGCGACGATCCTCGTCGGTCTCTATCGTATACTCGACGTTTGTTAAATTCACGTCCCTGCAATTTCCGGAGAGCGTAACGTCAGCGAGCACCGCGGCTTCCACCGCATCTGAGCCTGCATCGAAGAGGTCGTCAATGATCGTCGTGGACGTTTCAATCGTGAAGTAATCGACGATCAAACGAAGCTGGCGATACTGCACACGATTCGCTGGCGCAAGCGAGCGGACATCGATCTGCTCCTGAATCGCGTACACGGCACACGCCGGGAATGATGTTGCTGCGATGGTGTTGTTCCGGCCCCTAAAGACGTTCGCGGTGGGAACGACTCCAGCCGTAGTAAGCTTGTTGGCGACTGCATTGCGAATGTTTGTGCGCGTGCTCATCAGGGTTCATCGTTCATCTCAACCTTGCCCGTGTTTGAGACCTTGGCGAATCCTAGGTTGACCGCCTTTCTCTCAACCACCCGCTTCAATTTGTCCAACGTGATCTTGGTGCGAAGCCTGAGCGCGCCTTGCATCATCCGGTTGATATCGTTGATCGGCATCTTAATGCCCTTGGCAGTAGCTCGGAAGTATGACTGCTCTCCTCCAACGTTCAGGTATGCATCTCCCGCCCTAGCTTCGTGTCGCTTGATCCAAGCCGGAACTCGGATTCCGCACTTGCTCGCGCCTATCGCGAATCCGGCCTTGTGCCAGCCGACTCGGTCGTACAGCAGGCGCAGATAGGCATTCAGATTTGCCCCACGAACCCACATTTGATCCTGCACCTTCTGCCGACCAATAGTGCTCCGCGAGACCACACCTGTACGTCCCCTCTTGTTCTGGAACTGCTTGTGGAAGGCGCGCATCTCTTCGATAGAAGCCGATGGCTTCCAGAAGCGGCGCATAATGCGGACGTTTTTGCTCTGCTCCCAACCTAGGTTCACGCTCAACGTCTCGGTCGAGTTGTTGCGCGGAGGGTTAAGCTTGCTGGCTCCGATCTCTTGGAAGAGGCCGATGGTCTTGTAGCTTTTGCTGATGGTCTTGTTGCCGCCAAGTACCAGATCGGTCAGGATGGCGTTCTGTCCCTGCTTACGAGCCTGCGGCGACAGACCTCGACGGCTCGGATTGCCGCTAGGATTCGGTCCCTTGTTCTGATTGGTCGTAGGAGGGATGATCATCATCAGGATTTTGCAGACGTTCCCGCTCTCCTGCTTGATCACCTTGCCTTGATCCACCTTGACGCTCTGCGCCAAGCGTTCGAGCGCCATCTCCAACGTCCTAGTGTTGCTCTCGATCTTGATCATATCTGCTGGCAGATATCGATCTTGCAGCCGACGCCCTCCGGATCGTATGCGATTCGCTCGACAAAGTACGTTACCCCAGACCGCACCAACGTCGTCAGTAGCTGAGGAGTGGTCGGAACCTGATTCAGCGTGAAGAAGATCGAGTGCTTTACCTCGCCCCTCCGTTGATCTTCAAAATCGGAGAAGTCATTCGACGAGCTATTCCAAACCCCGGTCACCACAGCGCCGAGGTACGAAAAAGTCAGGCCGGCTGACTCGCAGATGGCCGAGAAATCATACTGTAGCTGATCGGGCGGGAAGTCGCGCATCGCCATACCCTTGAGCGATTCGTAAGATTTAACCGGGGGCAGGCGCCTCTGAAACCTTGTCGTCGTATAGGTAGGTGTGCAGCACCTTGGAGAGGTGGATTTCTCCGGTAGCATCCATCACCAGATGCTTCGCCCACGCCCAGTCTTCTCCATAGTTCGACGCCGGGAATCGAACCCGCCTAGCCATCTCACCGCGCCACGCGCAGACGTGCCAAGCGCTGCGCTTAAAGGACGGCTGCGCAAATGGCTCGTTGGGATGCTTCAGCGAGAAGGAGCATATGGCTGCGGTTCCATTCACAATCGCGCGTTGGTCAAACGTGATCACCGATGTCCTCGGCGTTGCGATAGCAATCGTGTCGGTCAGCAATTGGAGATAATCGTCTGACACCATATCGTCGTCATCGCAGAACGCGACGAACTGACCGCGTGACATCTGCACCAAGGCGTCCCGCTTCTCGCCAATGGTGCGCATCCGATTGTCTAGGAAGGTAAGAATCTCGACCTTGCCGGGATTCTCCAGCTTGGCGACCTGCGCCTCCAGAATCGAAAGCAGCGGACAGAGGCAGCTTACAATTCGCTTAGGCGTTGCTGGAATCAGGACGGAGAGTGCTGGAGTGTGCATTCTGGTGCGTCAGGGTTGCGGCTGCGGAACAAAGCAAGACCGGCGTCGAAACGGGACTTCTGGTTATTGTGGCGATAGGTATTGTCCATTGGCGCCTTGTTGAAGAGCGGATGCATATGTTCGAACGTGATCGAACCGCGAGCGTCGATGATCACGTTGTCCCGCGCGGCGCGATACGAGAACTCATTGTCGGAGAACACAGACTCGTAGCCTTCGTGGAAGAGCTCTCGACCCTGCTGCTCATACCGAGCGCTAGAGAGAATCGCCATACACAGCAGATCGTCCTTCCTTCCGCCATCTGACACCGCAATGACGAACGGTTCCTTATCGGGATCGCGACCCTTGCAGGCATCCAACAGCAGCGTGTCCCATCCCTTGGCTGGCATCCAATCGTCGGAAAGCTGAACCAGAATGCTTCCAGATGCTAGCCGCGCCGCTCCATTCCACGCCGATACGCAGCTTTGCTTGGGACTGACATACGAGATGAACTGCTTGCTCATCTCCAAAGTGGATTTGTCGTCGGCATCGACTCCAAAGATGTGCTCCACAATCGCTGGGTTGTCCGCTAGGTGCAGCCAAGTCTCGCGCGTCTGAACAGCCTTAGACGGTCGCTCTCGCGTTGCGTGCAGCAGGCTGATCTTCGGCCTAGCTCCTTCGTGATATTGCATCTGATAGAGCTCGGCAGCGGAGCGGTTGCCAAAGGCTCGATTGGCTCGCGCCGCAAGATCGTATCCTGCCCATCCGTACCACTTCGCTTCGTGAGTCCAAGGCCGATCCTTGGTCAACGGCTCCCGAAGGTTGTTCATCTTCTCTGCCCAGAACCGCGCCTTCTCGTAGTCATTGAACTCGAAATGAAGCAACACCAACGCCGCGAGCGCCTCCCGGCACCAAGGATAGATGCCGTGCGCTTCCATCAGCATCACATTGGCGTCCTTGCGCGAGTTACTCAGCTTGGCTAGGTTGATCAGAGTCTCGTATCGGAATGCCTTCTGGAGATTGGGGAATGCCAGCGCGATCCGGCCATACTCTGCTGCCGCCTCTCGATTGCCGCAGCAGAAGTGCTCCTGATGGATATAGAAGTACTGGGTGGCCGCTTCGCGCACCGAGTTGGCTAGGATGCGAAGGTTCCGCTTCCGGTTCTCCTTTTTAATCTCCAACGGAGAATGCAGCCACACAGGAGCAGGCCAGTCTTCGTACTTGTCTCCTTCAAGCAGCATCAGGTTTTCGTGTACTGAATGATGCCATTTACGGCCAGATCGGAATGCTTCCAGCCGTACAGCGCGCTCACGGTACAGCTTCTTGTTGGTGCCGCGAACATCATAGAGGCACCGAACCATCTTCAGTTCAGGAGCCGCCAGCTCCAGCTTCGACCGAAACTCAGCGATGTCGCCCTCAAAAAGGTCATCGCAGTCGCACCAGATAAGCCAGTCTCCGGTAGCCAAACTGAATGCGTGATTACGCGCTGCCGCAAAGTCATCTACGTGCGTCCACGACTCGCATCCGATAGCGTTCTGGTACTCGGCTCGCCGCAACTGGAGATTGCGTTCGCGGCACCAAAGCTCTGCCAGACCCATCGTACCATCTGGCTTGGTAGCTCCAACCGCTCGCACCAAACATAGCTCTTCAAACAGCCCTTCAAATGACCGGAGCATCCGCAGGATGTGCTGCTCCTCGTTACCGGCGATGACACAAAGTGAAATGCGCATAAGGCTCTGGACGCCGTCAAAAAGAAACCCGCGCTCCGGTAAGGGAACGCGGGTCGAGCTTAGGATTCTATCCTAAGTGTAGCTTAGGCGTACTGAGTCGCGATCAACTGCCCCGCGTTCGGGTTCACGACCTTCTCGGACACGTACTGAGCCGCGCGGACGATGTTCGACTTGATGCTCTCGTCGCGGTACGTGAACGTGCCGATGGCAGGCCCGTACTCCGACCAGTTCAAGGTGAACCCAGCGCCGCCCCCGAAATACCCAGCGCCGCCTTCGGTGACCGTACCGACCCAGATGTAGGTCGTGGGCCAGACGTTGGCCGAGGAATAGGCAACGCCCTCCGGAGCGGTGTCGTAGGACGCACGACCGATCAGAACCTCGCTCACGCCGAAGACCTGAGCAGCCGCTTCGGTCGAGGCATTGAGGATCGTGTCGCTGCTGATTCCGACGCCCCGCAAGCGATTCTGGAACTTGGTGCTCGCACGGGCACGGGTCCACACCTGATACGGGATGACGACACGCAGGTTGTTGGCAGACTCACCGAGCGCCAGCATACGGTCGATGGCAAGTTGAACGTCCTCACCGATGTCGAACGTCGCCAGATTCGCGGTCGTGTAGGCCACGCCGGAATTGGTGGAGGTGAAGTTGGAGGTGTTGAAGATCTGGCCCTGCACGCGGAGTTCGTGCGCGAGCAGCAGCTTGCGCCGCGCCAGCTTGGAAGCGATGACCTCAACGTCGAAGAAGCGCAGCATATCCGA